TCTGGTCTCCTCGATCACCGATCACACCACAACCGGGCACCACCTGACATCTGAACAAGCATACCTTATACATGAACGCATGAATAGTTAGTTGGGGGGTTGGGTAAATCGCAAATCGGTAGACTACCGTTTTGCGCCGAAGAGCAGCCGAAATAGCCGTTCACAAGCCCGGCAGTCTGCACTGAACGAAAGTCCCAAGATGTCGCCTAGGCCGAAAATTGGCTGTTTCGAGCCGGATTTTTCCGACCGCGAGTTCGCGTATCGTCGCTGCGATATCCGACCGCGGGCCGAACCCTATCAAGGGATCTTGGAATGTCCGGATTTCGCTGCGACCTGTTGACAGGCAGGAGGTTGCGTCCTCCAATCATGGGGACGGGTTGTCGCGATAGGGTGTCACTTCAGCGGCATATCGCGGATACGTCGGGTGATTACCGGTTTCGGTAAATCAGTGGTTCGGCACACAGAAACGGAGGTCGCTATGAGTGGTCCGGAAGAGAGGCGGGCAGAGGAACTCAGTCACTTGGTCCGAGAGTTTCTCGCAGCCAGTAAAACGGGTATATCGGACGATGGCGAAGTCCGTGAAGACGAGAAAAGGGATGACTATGAACTCGCATCATCAATTATCAAGGCGTGCAAGGGACTCGGTAAACTGAGGTCACTTTGCTCTCCAGAGGAATTCGAGAGAATCCTCTTGCTTGCCCACAACTACGGAAACCGATGGTCTGTAATGAGCGAAGCGTTTGCTGAGATTGGCACGTCGAGGACCATAGGCCGCCTCATATTCGGACTCTACCAATCTTCCTATCCGGACGAAGTGAGTCGGTCCAAGTCTGCGCTCATTACCGCTGGAAAGAAGGCCCACGTTTATCTTCTGCGTCACCTCGCCGAGGACAGAAAGAACCGAGAGTGGTGGATTCCCGTGAGAAGAGCAATCCTGGACGTATTGGCTGCGACCGGTGATGGGGAATGTATCCCGACGATAGAGGCTGTCATGCGAGCGGACTCATCCGTACATGCTGAGGCACAAGCCGCTCTTGCCGCTATCACCGGGGCGCGTGGAGCGGAACGAAGCCCGACGATAGAGGCTGTCATGCGATCGAACTCATCGGGACCAACTGAGGCACAAGGCGCTCTTGCAGCAATGACTGGAGCACGCGATGCGGAACTGGGACTCCATCTGGCGGCGACGAAAGGGGATACTGGGGCAATCCAAGCATTGTTGGCCAAGGGACGTGATGTGAACGAGCGGGAGTCCAGGGGTGGAGCCACCCCCCTGCATATGGCAGCGTCATCCGGCCAGCTCAGCGCCGCAGGGCTGCTGCTCGACAACGGAGCTGAGATCGACGCCAGGGCGCGGGACAAGGAGGGGTGGACTCCCCTTCACGCCGCAGCCCATCGCGGCCAGGCAGAGATGATCGCTTTTCTCATTAGCCGAGGCGCCAGCACTGAGGCACAAGACAAGGAAGGATGGACGCCGCTTCACGCGGCGGTTGACGGGCACCACGCGACTGCGGCAGAGCAACTCCTCAAAGGAGGAGCGAAGGTGGATGCGAGAGCATTCGGTGGAGGTGCGACCCCCCTCATTGCGGCAGCTGCAACATCTGGTGCCACTTCCGTAGCACGTGTCCTGGTCGAGCACGGCGCGAACATCGAGGCTAGGGATTCCGACGGGGGCACACCCCTCCTATGGGCGGCCTTTCGGGGCAATGCTGATACGGCAAGACTGCTTCTCGGACACGGTGCCGACCGCACTGCCACGACGAGGGGAGGCATGTCAGTGCGGTCGGCACTTGCGCAAACCGGCAACGCGTCGTTGCTGGATGCCCCGCAGAGCTTGGGTTCTTCGCGAACACGACAGACCGCTCCGGCGAAAGTTCAAGAAGCGCCTCGGGGGGCCGTTACGGCCACAAGGAAATGGTGGCAGTTCTGGAAATGAGCGCGACGAGCCGAACCAAGGAGTGCAGGCGACGCGGTATCCGCGCGCCTGACTCCTGTCGTTACTGAACAGTCGATCTGGCGGCCCGCCAGTCAACTCCGGAGATTCTCGCCGCTCGGTCCTGGCGGCCGCAGAAGTGATAGATGGAACGGGTCATGCACTTAGGAAGATCGGGGCGCCAGCTCGTGTTGGCGTGGGTTTGGTTCCAGCGATCGGCGAGCAGCTGGTGGAATTGGAAGTTGACGCAGAGGACGCATAGGACGGATTGGTCGCCGAGGCCCCAGGCGGGGAATTTGTGGGTGCGGCCGATGGCTCGCCAGAGACGGAACCAGGGGAGCAGTTGACGTGGGCCGTAGAGTAGCATCCCCGCGTTGATGCACTGGCGGCCGCCTGGTTGTCGTAGGCCGAGGTGCTTTGACCAGCGACGGGTTTGGTTGGAGAGCCAGCGCTCGAGCCGGTACTGCCTGGGATGCTGCAGGTCTCGACAAACGCCCAGGCGGCCCGGATCGCACTCGGTGAACGGGCTCGGGCAGTCTTCGGCAATGAGCATGTCGGCGTCGATCTGCAGGACGTGATCGTAACGCAGCAGATGGTCGATGGCGAAGGTCTTCTGCCACCAGAAATGGCAGTCGGCCAGGGGCTCGCGGAATGCGACAAGATCGGCGCCCCATCGCTCCGCGGCGCTCTGGTACGACTCAAGGGACTTGGGGTGAAGCACTCCGTCTCCGATCGCAAGGGTTGCGATGCAGTTGGTCATGCGGAATCCCTGAAGGCGTGGCGGAGGCATTGGCCGAGGAAGGTGGGGCTGGCCATTAGATGGTGCTCGGGGTGGCGGGCGAAACGGCGGTAGACGATGTGATTGATCGGCCAAAGAACGGCGGAGGAGGGGTTAAGCCCTCGGCCTCGACAGCACATCATTCGCGGAATGTTGCGGTAGAGGAACGGATAGTAGGGGCGGTCGGGAAGTTCGACCGATCTGCTGGGGTCGGTTGGGAAGGGGATGTGGGCACGCAGTAGACGATTCAAGGGGGTTTGCCTGCGGTAGGTGCGCATGACGTGGGAGTAGCGGCGGTACGCTTCGGCAAAGATCGGACTGCCGGCACGGCCGCCGAGCGGGGTCTCGCGGGCAGCGAAACCGGGGTTGCGGACGCCTACCAGGTCGTGGTCGGCGGCCAATGGTGCGAGTTCGATCGGGGCGGTGCAGATGGTGTCGGCGTCGACCCAGACGCCGCCGTGCTGCCAGATGAGCCATACGCGAAGGAGGTTGGTGCGGAAGGCGGGTGTCAGCGGGCGTGTGATCGAGCGGACTTCGGCGCTGGCCGGCATGGCAGCTACGTCGGCGGGGCCGATCAGACGAGCGGTGGGGTTGTGCCGCTGGATCGAGCGGATGCACAAGTCGACCAACGGCGGTTTGGGGCCTTCCCAGTAGAGCCAGATGGGCGGGATGTCATTGGTCATTGGTCAGTGGTTGGCGCTTACGTGGCGTTTGCTGGGGTCGATGGCGCCGGCCGCGGTGGCGAGTTGGTCGGCGGTGGGCTGCAGGCCGATCCAAGCGGTGAGTTGGGCCAGCTGGCCGGCGGGATCGGTCAGTAGGTCGTCGTAGGCCACGCGGTACACCTGGTCGGGGATCTCGGCGGCGAGGGCGTCGCGACCTTGGGCGAGCCAGCGTTGATGGGCGGCGATCGCCTCGGCGGCTAGGCCGGTGGCGTTGGTCCGGCGAATGAGGCTGTCGATGGATTCCTGGATGGGGCGGTCGGCGATGATGATGCGGAGGCCGTCGCCGCAGATCGACCGGAGTTGACGGCCGGCTTGACAGAGCTGGGGATACTTGATGGCGGGGAGCATACCGCGGCTTGCAGATTCTCGCTGGCGGGCTTCGATGAACGCTTTGAGGTGGCGCCAGAGCCAGCGACGGGGGCGGGAAAAACCAGCGGGCTGACGCCAGCCGCTCGCCGGGGAGGGGATGGAACCGGCGGGCTGACGCCAGCCGCTCGCCGGGGATGGGATGGAACCGGCGGGCTGACGACGGTCGGTCGCCGGGAAGGGGATGGCTTGTTCCATGATGGTGGCAAGGTGCTTGTGCTCGCCGCCCTTGGCGGGCGAGTGCTTGCCCCAGTAGCCGATCAGCTCGCCGGGTTCGCCGAACCAGAGGCCGCAGTGCCAGAGGGCTTGGGCGAGCGCGGATGATCCGGAGCTGTGTAGGCCGAGGATGGCTACGCACGATGGCGGCGGGAGGGACGAGCGGCGGTCGTCGGCGGACGCGGACGCGGCAGAACCGGCGGGCTGACGCCGGCCGCTCGCCAAGTGCTCGGCGGGGCGCCAGAAGCGTTCGGGGGGCGTCTTGCCGTTGATGTTGCTCTTGCCGCTGGCTTGGCCGACTAGCCATTCTCCGGGGCAGTAGATGCGGTGTTTGCGCTGCTGATGGAGTCGGCCGAGGTGATGGTCGATGTGGTTGCGGCGGTGCCAGTCGTGGCGCAGGAGGTGATGGTAGACAACTTGGAGCATGTCGCCTTGCAGGGCAAAGGCGTGGGTGCGGTTGACGTTGTAGGGCTGGTAGACGCCGGGGTGGATTTCGACGGGCGGGTGCCGCGCGGCGAAGAGGTGCTGGCCGCCGAGGTAGAGCATTTGCCAGTCGGCGGGGACGGTGCGGAGCCAGTCGAGAGCGCGGGCGGTGAAGCCGGGCGGGAAGAGGGCGTCGTCTTCGAGGATCAGGATCGAGCGGACGGCGTCGTTCAGGGCGGATTCGATGATCTGCAGATGGCTGCGATAACAGCCCCAGGCACCGCCGCCGCTGGTCCAGTGCTCGGGATGTCTGACTCGCTGGCCGTCGATCGCCGGGATGCGGATGGGCATGGGCCAGGGCCAGTCGGCGGGGAGCCCCTCGGCGAATCGACGCCAACGGTCGGGACGGCGGTCGAGGTTGATGCAGACGACGCGGGCGAAGGCGTGTTGGGGGTCTTGGATCGTGGTGGTCATGGGGCGGTTGCGGTGGCGTCGGTTGCGGTGGCAGGGTGGACAGGGCATTTGGTTTACCGGCGGCTAGCGCCTTGCCGCTCACTGGGCGCGGCGGATGGATTCGTCGATCAGGCTGCCGTAGACGTCGGTCAGGTCGAGACGCCAGGCGATGCCGGTCGAGACGGCCTTGGCGGCGGCGCGGGCGACGTCGAGCCAGCCGTATTCTTTGGCGTTGGTGCGCATCGCGGCGATGATGTCGGTACGGGCCAGTCTGCAGCCGACGGCGCCCCAGGCGTTCATTCGCTCGGCCAAGCTCAGGCAGTTGCACGTGGGCTTGTGCTGGATGCCCAGTTCGGCCAGCAATCGCCACAGCTGGCTGCCGGGTTCGGTGCCGTGCATGATCTCGTTTAGCCGGACGCTGGGCTGCTGTGCAGGCTGGCGTGGCAAGAGGTGGCCGTGGTCGCGCATGATTCGCTGTCTCACCTCGGGCCTGTCGCGAGTCTGGGCCAGTGCGAGGCTGACGATTACCTCGTTGATTTGCTGCGGCGGATCGGCCTTGTGCGTGCAAAACTCGCAGGCCGTCTTGTGCGGACGCGGGGCGGCGTCGATGTCGTACTGTTGACACAGCTGGCGGGCCAGATGGCAGACGTCGATGAATAGGTGTTTGCAGGTCATATTTATTCCTACGGTTTGAAGCACGCACCTCCACTCGCTTGTTGGCCGACGTACCAACCGTTGCTGATCGGTGGATTACAGGTACATGTCTGCCCGTCGATGGGCCAAGAGTAACATTGATTGATTGTGAGATCCCAACTGCTGCCATTCCATGTCCACCAGCAGTCTCCGGCACAGTCGTAGACGCCATTGTCGGAATCGTTGCCGTCGCTGCCGGAAGAATCGCTGCTGTCGCTACTGGAATCGCTGGGCGGCTGGTCGCTGCTGGAATCGCTGCTGGAATCGCTGTTCGAGACGTCGTTCGAGTCGTTGTTCGAGTCGTTGTTCGAGTCGTCGGAATCGCTGGGCGGCTCGTCGCTGCCCGAATCACTGGGCCGTTGGTCGCTGCCGGAGTCGCTGGGCGGCTGGTCACTGCTGGAATCGCTGGATTCATCGCACGGTCCCCAGCACGTGCCCTCGACTATCTGACCGGTGTAATCGGGAAGTTCCCCCGGCGGCTCGCAATAGCACGGCGCGGCACAGGTCGTACCATCTTCGAGAAGGTACCAGACGCCAGATCCACCGCTATACAGACACGTGCCGTTACAGGGGCAAGGCGACTCGCTACCGGAGTCGCTCGGTGGCGCGTCGCTGCCGGAATCACTCGGTGGCTGGTTGCTGTCGGAATCGCTCGCGCTCGTGCTGTCGCTCGTCGAGTCCGAGCTGCTGTCGTCGCTGGATGAATCCGACCTGCTGTCGTCGCTTGATGAGTCGGAGCTGTCGGACGAATCGCTGGACGAATCGCTGCTGCTGTCATCGCTCGACGAATCGCTGGACGAACTGCTTTCGTCACACGACGGGTCCAGGGCGAGGGGCAGCCAGTCGTCGCTGGGTTCGAGTCGGACGGTGGTGTTGGCTTCGATGGACTCACAGGTGGCGTTGTAGGCGGTGACGGTGAGAAACCTGCCCCAAGCATCCGTCAGCAGGCATTGCTGGCCGATGAAGCCGGTCGGGCCGTAGAGGCTGACCGGTCCGCTGCCGAGCATCAGGCAGCGTCGGCCGCGGCGGGCGGCGGGGATGCCCGATCGGCCGACTTTGGCGACCACGCTGCGATTGTCGGCGTGGCCGATCTTGATGTGGCAGAGCTGCTCGCCGGTGACCGTGGGCGCGTTCAGCAGCTCCATCGGTCCGAAGAGGCCCGACTGGACGGTCGAGCCGCCGTAGGGGAACGCTCGACGGTGCCAGGTGGCGATGACGTTGACGTAGGCGAGCGAGACGCCACTGATCTGGGCCGGTCCGATCTTGCCGGCGGGTAGCGGGTCGAGTAGGACGCAGAGGATGTAGTTGCGGTTGGCGTCGCCCAGGCCGGTGGCGGTGATCCAGGGATGCTCGCGGGTAAGCGTGGTCAGCAGTCGCGTCTTGGTCACGGCCAGCACGTCGCCGCGGCGTTTGTCGGTCCCGGAGGCGTTGCGGACCATGATCACGTCGGTTTCGACCGGCTGCTGGCGTTCCGGGGGCCGGTCCGAGCCACGCTGATACGCGGCGACCGCGGCTGCAGTCGCGTTGTGCTCGGCGGCGGTGGGCGGTTTCCAGGTCTGTTTTGGTCGAACTTTTCGCATGTCAACTCCAACCGAAAACGGACGAATAGACCTTGTGCGGCCGGGGGCGGATGATCTCGATGTATTTCAACTTCTTGGCGGCGTGGGTCTTGCCATCGCTGTTGGTCTCGGCGGCAGGCTGGTAGACGGGCGAGACGACATCGAAGCCGCTCTTGCTGGCGATCGTGATGCCGCCGACAACGAGGTTCGTCACGTTGGGGCTGGACTCGAAGCTGTAGCTGGCCGTCGCTTCACACTCGGTTTGCGAGAAGTTGCCGCCCATGTAACGCAGCTCGCCGGGCTGGTAGCCCAGGAACACGTCGGCGTTGGGATAGCCGCGGAGCGTGCCGACATTGCGGATGTACGCGGCGTTCAGGAACGCCTGGGGATGACGGTACATGACGGTGAAGCGGTCTTCGGCCACGGGTACTTCGCAGCCGGTCACCTCTTCGCCATTCCAGAAGACGCCGCCAGAATTAGGGCATGAGTCCACTGGGTAGCCGGCGATCCGTTCCCCGGCGGTGACGTGGACGTTTCCCACAGCCTGGTCCACGGTGATCTGGTACGTGCCCGTCTGCCGGTTGACGGGCGAATAGGTCACGCTGATGTCGTAGTGCTGGGCGTAGACGTTTTCGTGCAGCTGGATCGAGTTCCAGAACAAGGTGCCCATGTCGGTGCCGTAGGTCGCATAGCCGCCGACGATCAGGGCCATCACTTGCGACGAAAGCCAGTCGAAGCAGTCGCCGCCGTGGAGGTACGGCAGGGTGCCGAGGACCTCGAACTTGCGCACGATCGTGAGGTTCTCGCGATCGAGCGTGAGGTCGGAGCCGGTTTTCAGGCGGAGGGTGAGGTCCATGTTAGGTGAGAGGTGTTAGGTGTTAGGTGAGAGGGACCCGTGGGCTGACGCCGCACGGCTCGCCGGGGGTGCTTCTATCCGTAGGTGAAGGCGGCTAGGAAACGTTCGTACATGGTCACGACTTGTTGGTTGCTGACGTCCTGTTTGCGGCTGAGCAGGCCCAGTTCGCGGAGGGTCTTGGTCATGTCGTGGATCGAGGTGGCGATCTTCTCTTGCGGGCTTCCGCCGCTGCCCATCTGCCCGGCTGCTTGGGCGGCGGCCGCGGAGTAGGTCGGGCCGAGAGCAACGGCGTGCTGCAGTCCTGCCACAGCACCGGCAGGACCAGCAGGCGAGCTTTGCGATCCAGTTGCGCCTTGCGTTCCCGCTGCGGATTCGGCCCCCATCGCGGCCTCGAAATCCGCGGCGTATTGGTCGGTTTGCTGCTGGGTTTTCAGCCGTGCAAATTCTGCTTCGGCTTCGGCAACGGAGAGTCCGGATTCGATCTTCGAGAGGAACGACTCGAGCGCTTCAGAAACGCGGCCTTCCCCAGCCTCATCGCCAGCTTTGGCAAGGTCGCTGCGGAGCTGGTCGGTGTAGGCTTTGACCGCCTGGCGGGCGTCGGCGAGAACGTCCACCTTCTGCTGCGGACCTCCGAGCGCGGCCAGATCGGCTTCGAGTTGCGTCGTGTCGAGACCTTCTTGCTTTCCCTGGGCGATAGCGTGTTCCAGGTTTCGCTTGTGGACTTCGCGGCGGGCTTCTTCCATCGCTTCGGCGCGTGCCTGTTCATCGGCCATGTCCACGCCGAGGATCTTGGACATGATCGCTCCGGACAAGCCGCCCTTGGCCGACTGTTCGAGCATCCAGTTGGCCATGCTCTCGACGGCTTGCTGCCAGATTTGGGGGATCAGGCCGGCGACTTCCAGGATCGTGTCGAGAGTCGCTTTGCCCCAGTTGTTCCACTGGTCGGTCAGGAAGCCGGTCACCTTGCCCCATGCCTTGACCAGGCCGTCGCCGATCTTGCCCACGGTGCGGAGGATCGTGGCGAAGACGTTGGGAAACGCCTTTTCGATTTCGCCCAGGCCCTGGAAGACGGCCAGCTTCATGCCGGCAATTGCGAGCTTTCCGGCCATTCCCCAGTCGCCCGCAGTGATCGCGTCCTTGACGGCGCCGAAGGTGCCCTTGAACGTTTCGACGATCGGGAGCACGGCGGTCACGAGACCTTGCCAGGCCGCGCGGCCGTGTTCGGAGAACTTGACCCAGGCCACGGCCCCGGCCACCACGCCGGCCGCGAGCAGGCCCACGGGAGACGCCACCGCGGCCACGGCCGCACCGATCGAGCCGAGCACGCCCAGGACCAGCGGGGCCATCGCCAGCATGGGGGCGAAGGCACCGCCGATGCCCATCGCCCCCAGCAGCCCGGCAGCTCCGACCAAGCCGCCGGCCGCGCCGCCGAGACGGCCGAGTCCCCGGCCCATGCCGCCGCCCATGCGAGCCATCGTGCCAACCAGGCCGGCGGCCGCGCCTCGCGCGGTTCTGAGAGCGTTGAAAAAACCGAAGACGCTGGCCCGCGCCGATCGGAACGCCACACCGGCCCCGGTGCGGACGCTGGCCCACGTCGCCTTGAGATAGGCCGGATCCAGCGAGGTTCGCAGCAGCTTGTAGAACGAGAACGCATCGGAACGCATCGCTCGGAAGGCACGCCCCGCGGCTGCGCGGATGTCCTGCCAAGTGGCTTTGAGATAGGCCGGGTCCGCCGTGGTCTTGATCATCGACCAGGCGCTCTGGGCCGCCGGACCGATCCCCTGCATGGCCTTGATGACAGCCGGGACTGACCGAGCTGCGAACATGGCGGTCTTCGCCGCTGCCGCCCCGACCCCGGCTCCGATCCGCTGGCCGATGGCGGCCCCGGCCGAGGCGGCTGCCGAGACGACGGGCAGAAACGCTGCGCGGGCGCCGGGCGCCAGTCCGGTGAAAGCACCCGCGGCGACCGATGCCGCGCGCCGCAGGGTGCCGCTGATGACGCCGGCCGCCGTCGAGGCCGCGGCTCCCAGCAGCCGGAACGGGAACGCGATCGTGTTGCCGATCCCGCGGGCCACAGCGCCGACAGCGCCCACGGCCATCGCCGCCGTGCCGAGGGCCACGGCCGCCAGCTTGGCGGACACGCCCAGGGCGATCAGGCCCGCGCCGGCCGCCACGAGCCCGGCGGCGACGGCGGCGGCCGTGAGCACGATGCCCTTGTGTTCCTTGACCCAGGCCATCGCTGAACCAGCGGCGTTTTCGACCGTCTTGGCCAGCATCCGCAACGTGGGGGCGAGCGTGTCGCCGATCTCCAAGGCGAGACCTTCCACGGCCGACATCATAATGCGGATCGAACCGCCGAGGCCGGAGTCCATCATGGCGGCGGTGGACTTGGCGCGGCCCGCGGCGTTGTCGATGGCCGCCGACATCTTTTCCATCTCGGCGACGGACGCCGAGAGCTTCATGCCCGCGGTCATGCCGCGCAGGTCGAAGACATCCTGGAAGAAGGCCAGTCGTTCCGAGTTGGGCATCTTGGCGGTGGCTTTGCCCAGGTCGATCATCACGTCGGCGATGGGGCGGAGCTTCTTGTTCGCGTCCACGGCATCGACACCGAGCGCCTTGAGTTTCTTCTGGGCGGCCGGGTCGGCGAAGGCGAGAATGGCCCTGCGAAAGCCGGTGCCGCCCATCGAGCCTTTGAGTCCCAAATTGGCCAACACGCCGAGCGCTTTGCCGGTGTCCTCGATCGAGAGCCCGGCGTCGGTGGCTACGGGACCGACATAGGCGAGCGCGTCGCCGAGGTCCTTGACTGTTTGAGCGGAGCTGTTCGCCGTGGTGGCGAGCACGTCGGCCACGCGGGTCGCTTCGCTGGTGGGCATGTTGAACTGCCGCAGGGCGGCACCGGCGATGGCCGCAGCCTCGGCCAGCGGGGTGGCGGTTGCGCGGCCGAGGTTCTGGATCGCTTCGGTGGACGCCATGATCTCTTGGGGATTGAACCCGGCGCGGCCCAGTTCGACCATCAGGCCCGCGATCTCGGAAGCGGTGTAGCTGGTGGTTGCTCCAAGACGTTTTGCTTCGTTGGTCAGCATTTGGAAGTCGGCGCCGGCCGCTCCGGTGACTCCGGCGACGATTCGCATCTGATCGTCGAAGTCGGCGAACCGTTTGCCGATCATGGCGATCGGTAGCGAGACGCTGGCCCCGATCGCGGCCATCGAAGCGCCGAGGCTCTTGACGGAATCGCCGAACGCGGAGAGCCGGGTCGAGGCGGCTTTGAGCGCCCCGGCGAGTTGGCTTGTCAGCTCGTTGCGAAGGTATAGCCGCACGAACGCGCGGCCGGCCTCGATGTCAGCCCTGCTGGCCATGCTGTTTCATCCTTTCTGCTACCAGTTTGCGTTCGGCTTCCAGGTCCGCCCGCGCCTGACGCATCGCGGGCGTGTCCGGCAGCGGGTAGGACTTGTAGACGGCAACTGATCCGCGTTTGACGAACTGTTCCACGTCGAATTTGTCCTGCGTCCAGATCGTGAAGCGGACGTCGAGAGCGAGCTGCCGCTGCCGCTCGCGCCGGGCGTGGGCCATCAGCCACAGGACCCTCAGCGAGAGTCCACGAGCGGGGACTCCGCACTCGCCGGCGAGGCGGTGGCAGAGGTCGGCGGGGTGTTCTCCTGGCCAGATGCAGACGCGGCGTCCGCGGAAATCGGCGAATCGGTAGACGCCCTGGCCTCGTCCACCAGCTGCTGCTGGGTCATCGCATCCAGCCGCATGAAGGCTTCGGCCAGCGGCAGGATCTTCGTGGCGTTGTCCAGGCCGATCAGGTTCAGCTGGTCCGTCTGCGTCTTGCTCGACCGTCTCTTCATCAAGCTCGACTGCATCTCGGACCATTCGCTCGCCGGGAAAAAATCGGCACCCTCGTCAAGCAGCGCCTCACGCCCTCGCGGGATGGCATCGCCGCGAACCAAGCGGGCGAAGGCTCGAGCGGTCACTTTATGAGCCCGGATTTCCTCGCCGCACAGGACGGCGAGCACGCGGCCGACCGCGGCGGCATCGGTGGCGATGGCCAGCCAGCCGCCGGCGGAGATGTCGGCCAGGTCAATTCCTGTCTCGCGTTTCACCTCCTCGATCGCAAAGGCGTCCAGTTGGACTCGCCATTCGTTGCCATCGAGATCCCGAAAAATTGACATTGAAAATCCTTCCCGATTACGGTTGTTGTTGGCGATCATCACGCGGAGCGTGATGGCTACATTACGAATTGATGCCGGCCAGGATGTAGAGTGTTCCGGCTGAGGCGCTGTCGTGCGAGGCGGCGCCGTGGGTGATGCGGTTGCCGCTGAACAGGTTGGTGTCTCCGGCGTCGATGTTCCAGATCTTGCTGCAGCCGCCGTTGGCTTTTTCGTGAACGAGGTCGAGTTCCTCGATCGAGGCGTTGCCGGCGTCCTGCAGGTCGAGGTGGGCCTTGGCGCCGGTGTCGGAGGGGTTGCGGTAGAAGATGCCGATGACCTGCAAATCGTCGCCGTCGAAGTTGACTTCGATGGGCGTCTGCTTGACGACGGTGCAGGCGGTGTCTTTCGCCGGGAGAGCGTCACCGGCTCCGCCGTTTAAGCTGACGACGTTGCCGCTGACGCTGGCGAGCATTCCGAAGCGGACGCCGCCGTCCCAGTGAACGTCCACCAGGTCGCTGGTGAGGATGCCGTGGCCGGTCGAGAGGGTGGCTTCGCCGGTGTCGTCATCGGTGCGCGTGGTGAGCGAGCCGGTCTTGGCGGCGGCCACGGCAGGCAGTTCTTTCTCGACGGCCACGATGCCGGTGAAGTCGACCACGGCGGCGGCGTCTTGGAACGAGTATCCGGGGAACGAGAACGAGCGGATGTCTTGGGCGCGGGGCATGGGTTGTATCCTGGGGGGCGTTGGGGCGGGTGGCGGCGTTGGTTGGTGAATATGGCCTTCGGCCAAAGGGGGTCGCGGGGGTTGCGGTCCTAGGGCGTTGCCCTAGGCTACGGTGGATTGTGGCCTTCGGCCAAAGGGTGAATCGTGGCCTTCGGCCAGAAGCCATGCGGCACTTAGGTCCAGGCGCGGCCGTAGGCGCTGGTGGGGTGCAGCTCGAATTCGATGACCTGGCCTTCGGCGATGGGGCCGGGGGAGCTGTAGCGGAGCCAGAAGTCGCCGTCGCGGGCGGTGGCGCCGCCGTTGTGCCGGACGAACTTGAACGCCTTGCCAACGCGGGGATTGGCGTCCGCGGCGGCCAGCAGGGCGGCCATGTGCGTGTCGCCGTCGTGATAGGTCATGGAGAACTTCGGGGTCGCCGCCGCCTTGACGGGGTATTCGTCTTGCTGCGGCATGGTTACGCCGTCTCCGCGGGTGGGCAGGTCGACGTATTCGTCCTGGTTGCCGCCGGGATCGATGTCGACGATGTTCTTGTCGATCAGCGTGGCGGCCGTCGAACCGGCGGCGCCGTAGTACACCATGAATTCCCAGGCAACGCGTTTCTTGGACATGGGTGGGGCTCCTTGGGGTTGGTCTTTTGCGTGGCACGGCCTACTTGTTGGCCGTGTTGATGCGAAGACACGGCCAACGAGTGGGCCGTGCCACACTTGCGGCTGGACGCGTCAGGAAATCGAGGACTTCCAGGACGCTTTGAATCGTTTCGATGCTGCTGCCATCGCGGGGGCCATGAAGGGCCGCGCGGGGATGTATCGCTTGGTTCCTTTTTTCTTGCCTCGGAAGGTGCCGCCGCGCTCGTGCATGGAGCCGAGCCAGGGCGGCCGGCCGCCGCGGCGAATGGCCGAATAGGACGGGCCGACGGTGACGTTCGTTTCGTCTACGGAGTAACGGATGGACCGCCGCAGCTTGCCTTGGTGGGCGTGCGGCGGGGTGCCTGGCCGGGATGCTTTGGGCGCGAAGATCATCGACTCGATCGCCGCCTTGCGGATGCTGGCCGCGGCGTGCGAGAGGCTGCGGAACGCGCCTTTCTTGGCCGCGCTGTTGACCGCGCGCATCCGCTCGAAGATCTTCGCTTCCACTCCGATCGCGCCTCTGCCCATCAGTAGTCCTCGTCCGTGTGGTAGGCCACGCGCACGGTGCCGGTGACCTGCCGTAGCGTGGTGATGTGTTCCCAGTGCCAGTAGGCGCCCAGGCCGTTGGTGATCTCGGAATCCGCTCGTTTGTCGCCCGGCTCGACGTAGACCGCCAATACGCCGTCCGGCAGCAGCAGGTCTTGATGGTCGGGGTGGGCGAGGTAGTCGTCGATTTCTTCGATCAAGGAGACCGTCGCGTCGGCATTGGTCAGGTCGTCGTCCACGTCCTCGCTGAACCGCTTGCGCACGAGGATCTCGACCACCACGTCGCGGCGATAGGTGCCGTTGCTGGTCCGCTTGCGGCTGGAATGCGAGGGGACGACGAGCACGTTGACGGTGCTGAAGTCTTCGATTTCCGCCGCGGTCATGTAGGTGCGGACGGCCCCCAGCGGCTCGGTGAAGACTTCGGCTTCGTCGGCAGCGTCCAGCAGGTCGACGACGGCTTGGCAGATTTCTTGGACTCGGTTGTTCATTGGGGCTGATCATCACGCGGAGCGTGATGACTACAATTTGTCAAACTCGTTTGGTTCTGATTTCCCATTCGTGGCCGCCTCTGTAGCTGGTGACCGCCGGACCGGCGATGTTGGGCAGGACCTCCCACGCGGCGCCGCCGGCGTCGATCAGGCGGTCGCCCTTCTGCGGTTCGACCGCTGCACCGTCGATCAGGTACGCGGTCTTTCGCACGAGCCAAGTCCGATCGACGAGGATGACCATGCCGGCGTCGGCGCTTTCGATCCGGCCGGCCTGGTCGGTCCAGGAGGCGGTGACGTTTGGGGTCGTGATTGCGCCACGCTGCAGAGTGACCGGTTCGCCGAACAAGCGGTCGGCGGCCGGTGCGACGAATCGTTCGTACAGCGTGTCGAAGGGGGTGGGCATGGGGATGGTGGGGGAAGGTTACCAGTGGGCTAACGCCACACGGCTCGCCGAGGGCACCGGTGGGCTTACGCCACACCGCTCGCCGGGGGCACGGCTCGCCGTTAGGTGGTGATGTTGCTCAGGAGGTAGGCGGCTTCGGTGTAGAGGATCTTCTCCTCGACTTCGTGGCGGACGCGGCAGACGTCGCCGCGGCTCTGGTCCTCGTAGTAGGTCTCGATCGTGCCGCCGATCCGCGAGCCGTCCTCGCCCCAGTGAAGCGTGCGGCTCAGGCAGGGCTCTTCGATGTTGTCGGTCTCCGCGACCCGGGCGATCATGGCGTACTCGTCGCTCCAGATCGACGAGATGCTCACGGCCTGGCCTTCGTTGGCCGTGTCGCGAGCACCGCCAGCGACGATGACGTATCGCAGATCGAATACGCTGGCCAGGACGGCGGCGGTGATCTTGCTGGGCTCGATGGACGAACCGGCACCCTGCGAGGCGATCATGTCCGTGACCTCGTCGCAGCGGCGGAGGTTGCGGAATACCTTGCGGTTGATGATCAGGGCGTTGGCCCAGAGTCCGCACGCCTGCCAGATCGCCATGACGGCGTTGTTCACGTCGGTCACGGGCGTGGCGTTGGTGAAGTCGTCCCACTCGTTGGTGACGCCCGCCGTCCGAGCGGCGAACGTGGTGGCGTTGAAGATCAGGTCGGCGACGCGCTTTTCCTGCGCCCGGAGCACGATGTCCAAGGCGGTGGCGGCGCAGACGGTCTCGAAGTCGAAGAACGAGCGGTACATCTTCGACTGGCGGCGGTCGACCGGGATTTCGATGCCCTTCTCCTTCGTGCCGAACGTGGTGTCCTCGAAGGTGAAGTTGGCCCGGTTGTAGTTGCCGCGGCTGTCGCGGCCGACTTCCGGCTCTTGCAGCAGCTGCTTGAGCGGGATCTTGCCGAACGTGCCGGACTGGACGGCCGACTCGAAGACGGGCGCGACCTGGTTGCCGATGAAGCCGCGTTGGTTCATCAGGACGTCGAAGTCGAACATCGTCCCCAGGTCGGGACGGTATCCGTTCAGTGCGGTGCGAGGGGCTGGCATGGGGTGGTCTCCTTGGTGGCAGGTTATTGGTGGGCGGGGTGTGGGGATTACCCGTGGGCTAACGCCCTACGGCTCGCCGGGGGGCGTCGGGGTTCGCTGGGGATTATCCTTCGACGGTCCAGGTGCCGACGCCGAAGCAGGCGACCCAATCGCCGTTTCCGTCCGCGATCAGGCGAACGCTTTCGCCTTCGTCGTCGGCGCTGATGTACTTGTTGTCCGTCTGCTTCGCGCCGTTGATGTAGATCGCGCCGGCGGCGCCCGGGTCGATGCGAAGTTCCTGAGCGGTCATCACGACGAAGTCGAAGTAGTCTCCGACAACGGCGTCCTGGGGCAGGGTCAAGGTCACGGCGGCGAGGGCGCCGAGGTTCGTACAGACCTTGCCGGTTTCGGCCTTGGTCAGCGTGTCGTCGGCGGTGAAGATTTCGATGGCTTTGTTGACGGCCGGGTCGTTGATCGCGGGGCTGGTGAGCGTCTTGTTGGTCAAGGTCTGGGCGGCAGCCGCGCCGACCAGGGTGTCGTCGGCGTCCGCCGGGCCGGTGTAGGTCCGGTTGCCGGTCAGCGTGGCGGGGGCCTGGTAGTAGGCCACGAAGTTACCGGTGCCGCCGGTCTGGCTCTTCAGGCCGGCGCGGGGCTTGCCGAGATCCGAATCGACCTGGAACGTGGCGGCCGTCGTGCCGGTGATCGCCGTCGAGATGTCGGCGTTGCCGACGGGCAGGACTTCCAAGACGTCGCCGTCGGCCGTGACCGACTCCAGGGCCTTGCCTTCGACGACGGTTCCGGTGCTGGCGACTTTGCCGTTCGCGGCTGCGTAGATTTCGTTGCCGCCGGTGATGGCGCCAGAGGCGGTCATCTTGCGGGTGCCTTGGGCGTTGGCGAGATAAATCGCACAGTCGGCGCCGGCGACGTGGTATCGCTCGGTGACGCCGATCGCCATGTCCGTAACGCCGGCATAGCCGACGGTTCTGGGCGAGGTCGTGGGGTCGGTGATCTTGACGCGGCGGAACGCTTCGAGGGCGGTCGCGGCTTTGAAGGTCTTGCGGGGGCCTTCGATGTGTTGGCTCATGGGTGGGGTCCTTGTTTCAAATCGTTGAACAGCAGGGAACGGAGGGAACGGAGTGGCGAGGGGGGCGATTTAGGGGCGCGCCGACTTCGGCACACACGGCCAACAAGTAGGCCGTGCCACACCGACGTTAATCGCACGGGACGCTGGCGTTGAAGGCGGCGAGGTAGGCGAGGTGTGCGTCGGGGTGCTGGACGACACAGGCTCGGGTGGCTTGGGCGAGGGTCTTGCCGGTTTGCTGCTCGGCTTCGATCAGCGCGTTCCAGTTGGCGATGGCGTCGGGGTCGATCGACGGCGAGCTTTTGCCGGTGGCTTTGGTGCCGACGGCCTCGACGCCGGGGCGCTGCTGGGCGGCGACGATCCGCCTGTTCTGCTCGGTCATCCAGGCGGTCTGCGCCTGGGCGAGGGTCGCGCCGGCGGCGAGCTGCGAACAGAGGAACGCCGGGTCCGCGCCGACACAGCCGGCGACGAGTTCCTGGTAGGACGCGGGACCGGCGACCGGGGGCTTGGCGAGTTGGGGTTGCGGGGCTGCGGGGGGCACTTCGATGGCCAGGGCGGCATCGACGGCCGTTTCGACGAGCGAGGTTTGCATCGGTTCTCTCCTTGGTTTGACTTGGGATTGGAGTTCGGATAACGCCTGGTCGAAGCTGCCGATGGCGTCGATCAGGCCCAGTGTTTTGGCTTCGGCGGCGAGGTACGCGCGGCCGTCGGCCAGCTCGCGGACCCGCGCGGCGGTGAGCATCGAGCGGCCTGCGGTTACGCCAGCCAGGAAATACTCGTTCAGCCCGTCCACCGTTCGTTGCATCTCGGTCAGATGCTCGGCGGTGATCTCGGTACCGGGGGTGCCGGCGCCTTTGAAGGCCCCGGCGCGGATGACGTGGACCTTCACACCCTCCATCGCGGCCATGCCGCTGGTGTCCTGGACCACGCCATACGTGCCGATCGAGCCGATCAGGGCCGTTTCGTTGGCGATGATCCGCGAGGCTTGCGAGGCCGCCCAGTAGGCGGCGCTGGCGGCCATGTCCTCGACGTAGGCCCAGACGGGTTTCTTGGCCTTGGCGGCGGCGATCTCGTCGGCCAGCTCTTTCGTGCCGGCAGCCGTGCCGCCGGGTGAGTCGATCCGCAGTAGGATGGCGCCGATGTCGGGGTCACTTGCGGCGGCTCGGATGTCGCGGCGGGCCTGGACGGTGGA